AAAAGGCGAATGTGCGCTTGCCTACCTTGAACGACATTCCACTTTCGACAATCGAATTCAGTTCGTTTACTTCTGCTTGCAATTCTTGACTTGTCGTTAATTCTGGTATTTTTTCCATGTGCTATTTCAAAAAAAGCCCCTGCAATCACAGGGGCTTTCAGGTTAGATAAATCAATATTATAATTGAGCTTACGCTGGCTTCAAATATGCGCGAAGTGAGCTTTCTCCAGTCTTTTTCGGTTTTAATACGCGAGCTTCTACATTCAATGTAAACAACCCGTTTTTACTGAAAACAGAGTCGGAGGCTGAACTAAGCGAAACTCTCGTTGCTTCAAAAACTATACCCTGTCTAGGTGTGATTTTTAACGAACGCTCGATATTTTCCGCTGCATCAGGTGCGTGCCAAGTTATAACCTCGTTTGGCGACGTTCCTGTTGTAATAAGCGTGCCGCCCATAGTCTCTTTCATGGTTTCTGGACCAGCATCCATTATCGTAAAAGCGAAAGTTTTAGCTCCGCCAATTAATTGACTATGTATTGCATCGTCAATTTCTTCGGGTATAAAATCAGTACGCTCAGCTGCCTCTATCGTCAGCGTAGCCGTATCCTGCTCGGTATATCCTAATACTTCCAAAGAAGTACCCATGCCACCATCTCCGGCAATAGGACCGATACCGATACTTTCTAAACCAATGGTTATTACACTCATGATTTTAATTATTAAATTGTGTTATGAAATTTGAATTTTATTCTGATGTTCAGATAGTATTTGCCACTTGATAAATCCTTTACCAGCTGTGGCGCTGCGTCTATCCAAAAATTGTAATCTCCGTTTACGTAATCTTTTAAAGTAGTAACTGCGATATCTGAAAGCGCTTTGAATTTTGTATGGTCTGGAAGTCCGTTAGCTAAGTTTGGTAAATGAATATTTACATTCCCAACACCTCTTTGAATAACAGACTCAGAACCTTCTAGGGTAATGGCGTTAACAACAATGTCCTGTTTGTTTGAATTAGATGGACGTTCATCTCTGTAGATATCACCATTAATCGCCGGCTTTAATGGGCTTGCATTAATAGCTTTATATAAGATGGTTGTTTGGTCTAATCCTGTACGCATTGTTGCTATTTCATTTTACCTATGTTCTTGTTCAATTGTGCCATCATTTTTGGAAGTAATCTTTCCGCTAATAGTTCAGCAGATGCCAGAACATTATAACCCCTTGTTTCAACCTCAAATGCGTAATTCATACCAGCTACTACTATCAATGCAAATCCTGTTGGAATACCTACTGCTTGTTGAAGTGCTATCGTTTTACCTACTGCACCTCCGTACTGAGCATTGAAACCGTTACTGTTTACCACTTGCCCATGTGCTACTATTACATATCCCATGGAAGCTGTAAGGTTACCTGTTTGATCCTGGTAAGTCTTATTAGTCCTGCATTCTATCAAGCATAATTCACCAAGCCTCTGTAAGTATTGGACAATCTGCGCATCAATTACTTGAACACGTCTTGCCATTTCCTTTTTTATATCGGCATGCTTAAAAGTTGCTTTCAGACCCATGCTCTTGAATGAAATTGATCCTTACGTGAATAAATTATAGAACCAGTGCAACGAACCGGCAAGCCATCAGTAACCATTACCTTAGTGCCTGCTGGTATTGCTTCAACTCCTTCAGGCATTTGAATAAGGAAAGAATAAACAACCGATGCGCCATCAACATTATTAATTGGCTTACCGTTACCTGCCTCATCTCTACAGTTGCAGTAGAACTCCCAATTCTCAGTTGGTGGCAAGTTATTGCCGTCTTCATCTTTGCCATTTTCCACTATTGTCAAAACAAGCAGCTGATATGGATATTGTTTAATTGCCATTACCAAAGATGTGAGACGCTTTTAATGATAGGCTCGTCCGATATCAGATCAAGCAGTTCATCACAACCACTATCATTTGCCAATAACTTTAAAGTTGCTCCGGTACTGTCGATATATTCCTTCGTATAGCCACCTTCCGATTCGCGTTTAACCTTTTCAACTGAACGCATGATTTCAGAAATCGCAATACGATATACTTTGCATTTCAATTTCTGGTCAGCGTCGATATATTCTGACTGAGGTTGAAGTCCCAACATTTGAGCAGCGATAATTAACCTAGATTCTGGAACCTGGGCACTATCATTGATCAAATGTTGTATAACTTCAAGATTAGTCATGCTTATGCAGTCGTTTTAAGGATGTGGATATTCCTTGCGTTATTCAATACAGGTGTAGCGTAAGCCAAACCTTTTGTGATAACAGTTAATGGATCTTCTTCACCCCAAGTTTTCACCAATACAATACCAGATTTGGTTTTTGTAGCCTTGCCTGCTTGTACAAACTCATCAGCTGACATCGTGTATTGTGTGTCTCCTAGAACAACGGACTCAGAGAACACTACGTTACCTGGCTCCCAACCGGAAACAGCTTCCTGTGTACCATCTTTGCCTTCAATAGTTACGAAGCTATCCCAAATGATGATGGTCGGTAACCCTTGGTTGGTCAATGCAGAGTTCACGTTTGCAAGTGTTGGGATTTGTTGCAAATCCAAAGCAACTGACAAATATGAAGCAGTCCACTTTTGAAGTTTAGCGCTACGTGCCATAAGGTCGAACGTAGTTTGCTCCATGTAGATGTAGCGAAGAATACGGCCTTTAGCTCTAGCAGCGTTTCTACGTGCTTCGATGTCCGCTATAGGGTCAGAAGTTGCGAGTGTGGCCCAAGGAACACTAGCAGTAGCTTTATTGGCGGATGGAATACCAAAATCGACATCTACTTTTGTAACAACACCACCCTCATTGTTAACTTGGGTAAGTGAATATTTACCAGTAGATGCTATTCTTTTAGCCAACCATTCCAAACGAGCGTTAACGCCATCTACAACAAATGCACCATCTTCGTACATCCAGTCAACTACTTGTTTCATTAGTTGCTTTTTGCTGCCTTCACCATTTACCTGGTTTGCCGCATTTTGTAATGAGCGATAAGTATTGAAATCGGTCTCTACTTTATCGCGGGCAATTTCAATCTTAGGAATTTCACCAGACTTTGTACCTGGCATTGGGCGTCCTTTGCGTGGAGAGCGCGAATTGAATGCAACAACATCAGCCGCCACTTTAGCGCCTTTGCTTGCCTCGATGCTCTTCCAAGAAAGTTCAGGGGTGTAGAGTTGCGGAAATACAGCTTGGTATTTCAACTGCTCAAAAGGGTACGTTTCTACGTATGCCTGAGCGTCCGCTTCTCTGAACTCTTTTACAATCTCTGTAACTTTTAACATTAGAGTTGTTTTAAATTATTTTTAAATGGGCTGTAAAGCCATGAACTGTAACTGTATTTCGCTTATACGAATTGAATGCGAGGTAACACACGCTGAATAGCGGCAATGTTATCTTGCATATCTTCGGAAAGCGCTTTGATACGGGCTGTGCCTAATGTAACCACACCTGCCAAAGCATTGTCTTCAGCTTTGATGGTACGGTAAGTAAGGCCTAACGGTGCTGGTGCAAAAGTTGTTAATGTTGGATTTGCATTTTCAGTGATTACTACCACTTTGCCCAATCCAGTTGATGGATCTTTTCCAACAAGTGTACCTTCAGGAACTTCACCATCTGGAAAGTTGGCAAGAACCAAATCCAACACTAAGCCACCGGCCAATGTATCAACGACATTTTCAAAAACTACTTTCTGAAAACCTCCGCCTTCTGTTTTTACGGAACCTAATCCCATGATTTAATTTTTTAGTTTGTGCTAGCAGCTTTGGCGGCTTCAGCACGGTCAGCAAGAATTTGTTTCATCATTGGTGAAACCTCATTTTCCTTTACGGAAGAGTTGCCACCGAATGGTTTGCCCACGTCTTTCAATTGCTCATTGGTTTCCTGTTGCTTCTGCTCCCCCAAGTCTGTTTCAACTTCAGTGATGTACTCGTTAAAGTCATCTTCTGTTTCAAACTGCATTCTTTTGAATGCTTTTGTTACAGCTGCTTTGAATATTGGGTTAGCATCTTTCAACTTATCATCAAGAACTTGTTGACGTGATTTTGTAACGTTACCTGATTTCAAGTCCGCTATTTCTTTCACCAATGGCGAAAGTGCGTCCTGTATAATTTTGGCAAAGTCGTTTGTTGCGGGTTCTTCCTTAGCCCCCTCTTTAGCTTCAGGTTCCTTTTTTTCGGCCTTAGCAGTTTTAACCGCAGTGGTTACCCTGGTGTCAGCATCGGACTGAAAACTTTTTAGTAATGTTTCGACCCCAACAACTGCGGTTTCGATTCCAGCTTCTTCTGTGGTAGTTGCAGCCAACATGTCGGCCATCCCTTCCAGTACCTTATCGCTTAACCCTAAATTCTTGTACTTTAGTTTTAGTGCGGCGAGGATTTGATCTTTGAGCATAATGAAATATTTCGTTTGATAATGCGATTGCATCAAGTATAAATTAATTTTTTTAATAGTGGCATAGTGCCTCTAATTTATTTTTTATATCTTTGTAAAAGCAATTTCAAATGAGTACGGCGAATATTCATTTGGATTTGTTTTCGGACTTAATCCGACTGCCCATCAATTCGCCGTTGATGGGCTTTTAATTTTATATGGAAGAATTCGATCATTTCACTAAGGCAGCTGTTAATGCAATTATTTCTGGAAACTTTGCAGATGTTGATAATCCAATCATAAAGCAGCTGGCAGAACTAAACAGAATTAATGAAGAGCTGCAGGGAGAATCTGATAGAGGCTGCGCATTGTTGTGTGCTTCATTGTTAGATAATTACCTTCGAGAAGTTTTAAGTAAAATATTGGTAGGTAGTAAAAAGCAGCTAGATTCGCTCCTCGGATTTAACGGCCCGTTAGGTTCATTCTCCTCTAAAATAAATATAGGTTATGCTTTCGGGTTACTTTCACAATGGGACGTCCACGACTTAAATATTATAAGAGGGATACGGAACGATTTTGGGCATAAAATAGAGTCTATAGATTTTTCAAGAAGAGATATTGCTGACAAGTGCAATTCACTTAAACACGCCCGTAATTATGAGATTGGATATCCTCGTAAACGTTTTATAATGTCAGTTATAGCTTTGACAGGAAGAATAAACACGATTGTTGAAAAAGCAGCCATTGTTGAGGCCACTGAAGATGCCGATGACCCGCATGCGCAGGGCCGTCGCATAGCTCATATGGTTTCAACATTACGAGAAAAGGGTGCAAGGGTTTAGGTGTTTTCACGTATTGCAACGCTCAATTAGGTTGTATATCTTCGCAGGATGCCAAGTGATGAAGAGTATTTTAAAAGAGTGCAGGAGGAATACGACCTAAACGAAGAAACTAAAATAGCCGTTTGGACGGCTCAATGGTTTGTAGAAATGGGTATGATGGCAGAAGAGGATGTAATCAAGGAATTTAATTTAACAAAGGCTCAGTACGATAAGTATAAAGAGCTGCCAAAATCGTAAAATGAAAATAGAACATATCAAGGTTGGAAATACACTTATGTTTCCACAGGGACATAATGTTAAAGTTCTTGCAGTTGACCCTGCGAATAACAAAGTTTCATTTGCGCAGATACCTCAAAACGAAAACGACTGGATTGATTTAGTTTCAACATATCCTGTTCCACTTACACACGAAGTCCTAATAAGCTGCGGCTTTGTGAAAAAGGATGGTTTTTATGATTTAAAAATCCAACGTGATTTAACCTTTACTTCCTTCGGGTGTCCAGAAGGTTCTGTTCAGCCTGTGAATGAAGAAAACGAGCCTATTACAAATATGGTGATAAGTGAACTTCACCAACTGCAGAATTCTATTGAAGATCTGCAATATCAATTTGAGGGAACTATAGTTGCCGCATCCTTGCAGCTTTATCCTTTGGCTATGGCTGAGATAGCACTAGATGTTGAATTGGCAGATAGAAATGTTGTTAAAACATCAAGGAAGGACCATTTATCAAAGCTCGAAGCAATATTTAATTTTCAGCATGAAGATCAAACTTCATTAAATCTCAAAGGCAAAAAATGTAATATTGTTAAAGACGGCTTTGGAACATACATTTTTTTTAATTTTAAATAAATGAAAGAAGAACTAACAACAAAAATGCATAGTGAATTCACTATTGACCACGAAATTGATATTCAAAATCGTGTATGGTCACTCATGCGCAATGCTGAAATGACTGAAAAGAATCCAGACGATTTATTGAGCATTTACAACTTAACTAAAGAGGAACTTGACAAGTATCGTCAATCCTATTTGGATTTGAACAAATAATTTTCGAATACTAGACGCTGCGCATCATCTGCAAGGTCAATGTATCCGTACCAATTCGTACCTAGCAAAAGTTTCTTACCGTAAGTAGTATTTGCTATATCCGCCACTGGATAGAAGTTCGCTTTATCAGCTGCTGCAAGCCAATCATTAAAGTGGTCCAACTCTCCGCCGCTTAGCTTCCTGTTGGCATTTGCTATTATTCCACGTATTGATTCACGACTCTTTCCAACAAAGCCATATTTACCCCAAGTATAGCCACCTATATCGATGTTTGCTTGTACATCCAAAACCCTGACTTTGCCTTTCTGGTATTGTTTATAAAGTTCCTGGAATACACTTTTAGATATTCCTGTTCCCTGCATACCTTCGGGTAATCTAAAGAAATCGTGATGCACTTCCTTAAGCCCTTTGTTGTTTTTGTAAAACGATCTAACCAACCTCACGCCACCGCCATCATAAATAAATTCCACTTTTGTAGATGTGATGTTTAGCCTTTTGTAGAAATCGATAATGCCTTCAGATCTCATTAGGCCTGTGAAAGCTTTGTCAAACTCCACCAGATCGAACCCTTTGATTAATTTGTTATAGCCGGCCACATTTCCAACAACATCAAAGCCAGCATCTATTAGCGATTGCTTGGATGATTGGTCCAGAATAAAAGCCTTAGGCTTGTTGGATTTCTTGAATGCAAAATGTTCAGGATTGTCACGAATGAAGTAGGGTAGGGATGCGTAATTTGCAATCCTGCCTGCATTGTCCCTAAACCATTGACGTGCATCCGTGGGAATTCTTTGCACGGCGTTTCTTGAGCGTATCTCAGGAACTTCTTCGGCATTAAGTGCTGCAATGCTCATCTTTTCAAATTCTCGATCTGTCATCAAGATAGGGATGGCAAAGCATCTGCATTGTGGATGCCATCCGACGAACTTAAATCCTTTTGGATACTTGCCTTGCAGCTGAGCACATATAGGGCAAACCTTAGGGTTGTTACTAACGCTGACCTGTACACCTACCACAAATGAAAGAGCATTCCAACGCTGAAAATCGGCTTCACGATATGCCATGTTATTTTCAGTCCTGGTTAATCGCATTGCATTTTTGTAACTTGAACGATAAACACCTTGACCAGGACTGAAAGCTAACGCATTTTTGCTGAGCTGCAGCTGCCCTCGTTTATCTCGAACACGACGAAATAACCGATCAGGCTCGTTTAGGTGTTCCCTTACATGACGGCTCAATTGTGCAGCGCTTTTGCCCTGACCTAAGCCGATATCAATTGACATTTCAATTTCTTGGCGTGATTGTTGGGCTATCTTCCACACTCTATCCGATAAGCTTAGCCCATTCTCTTTACGACTTTGAAATGCAGCTAAAGCATTTGTGCGCTGAGGGTCGTAGAGGTCAAGGACGCGCTTAGGAATGCCAGTGCGGGCATGGATATAGTTAATCAGTTCATCAGCTTTTTTATTGGCGACAGAGAAAGCTGTTTGATTACCAATAAGAATATTTCGCTGAAGGTTTTTTGCGAGCTTTACGAATAGCTTGTTTACCCTTTCATTCAATTGAGGGTAATCACTAAACCTAAACGGCGCATCCTTCAACGTACCAACAGAAACAGCCAATGCAGCAGCTTCCGCAATCGCCTGATTGATGATATTACGGATACGGGCGGCATTCTTTTCGTTTGCCGCCCATGCTAGGTTGTCGTATCGTTGGAAATCGAAGGGCATTATTTTATTATCTTTACTAAAACTATTTTATGGCTGACAACTTACTTCTGAACATAAGAACTTTCAATGCGATAAAAACAATGAATCTTGAAAATGCAGATAGGGAGATGTTTACGCTGCCATCTGAATTTTATGTCTACAATTTATGCGAACAGATACTTTATAATTTTCGAAAGCATAGATATGAGAAATCAGCCCTAATTGAATTTGTACAATCTATTCCTGAAAAACCATTGCCCGATTCAGTATATCAAAAGGGGCCAAAAGACAGCTTCGAAAAAATTAAGAGCGAACTAATAACAGGGATTGAAATAGGCAATTTTTACGGTTACCCGATTATTTTGCATCCTCTTGATTGATTGGCACAAAAGGATGCTCAGTAAACAAACTTACAGGCGGCATCCCTTGACCAGTAATTGACAGCCATATGTGCCCAGTTTGAGCAATCTCTTCTAAGTCTTCTTTTGAGAATTTCCAGCATGATATTATGACGGGCGTTCCTTCAGTATCATTGCCCATAAATACAGGCAGTGAGCTGCATTGCTCATCGGTCATGTCAGCTGGTTTGTGAAACTCAAAGTTTTGTTGTTCGAAAGAAGTTGGTAACATAAAATTTAATTTATAGGCGTTCAAAAACGTGCATTACAATACCATTTTGCTGCACGGTACCCAGATATGAGCGAGGCGTATTTTCGTAATCAATACCAGTTAACAATATTTCATAGGATCTGCTAACAATAGGCTCTTTAGCAAATACCGTAAGCCAAATACACACTTCCTCACCTTGCAACTGAACGGAAAGAAACATGCTATGATGTGGAACTTGCAATACCGTCAACTGCTGGCGTGAAAGTGTGTATTTGTAGATGACCATTGCCTTACTTTTTACGATTTTCGTCTGTGAAATCTTCTGGTTCTTTTTTACCTTTTGGAAGATTGGCCTCAGTTGTAGTTGGTGGATCTGGATCCGGTGATGTTGCGGAAAGCTTGTAGAACAAACCACCTTCAGATGTTAAAGATTCAATAGCGCTCTCAAAGTCATCAAAGGTTACTTTGCCAGCTTTGATAGCCTCACCTGCTTCTTTTCGGTTAATACCTTTAGCACTTGCTATTGCGCCGTAAATAGGCACACCCATAGACGTAAGTTGCTGGACCTCTAAAGGCGTGATTGCTCCCTTAGCCTTAATAGTTTCAACTATTGTATCTAGTTGAGTTGGATCAACTCCAATGCCTGCAGATATTTCTGCAATACTGTTTTCTGAAATCATAATATTTAATATAAAAGTGAACTTATTATTTAGTCGATTCAAATATGTCAGATGTATCTGCTTTCTCATCTTCCGCTTCTATCTGGTCGAGCTCTTCCTGAACATCACTTGCCCAACCTAATGTTTCTACTGCTCTTTTCTGGCTTACGATACGTTTGCCGCCTGTAGCTGCCATAAGGTTATTGATGAGCGTTGTTTGGTCGTTAATGATGAACGGAATGATCTCAGGAGTGATGTCAATACTTTCACAAGCTGGCTTCAATGCAAGGTTCATTGTTCCAATTATGGCCTTTTGAATACTAACACGGCGCTGTAGGTATTCATCCCACAATTCGCGCTTTTCCATCACCATCAAATGGGCATCCATAAAGAGCATTTTCAACGCTTCACCGCTTATCTGGTGCAAGCCTTTTACTGAATCGAAAGAAATATCAGGAGTTGATGTAAAGGAGTAAATGAAGCGTAGTGATGTTTCAATTTCAAGCTTCACGGCATCAGGAGCATGTGCCCAAGATAGATAGTAAGCTTTTGCACCTTTTTGACCTTGTATCAAACCGCCAGCATCGCCTTTCTGCACCATTGATTCAACTTTACCTTCAAAGTATACCTTTGGTGAGGCATGGTAATCGATGGTTTCTGCAAAGTTGGATAACAAGGTTTCAAGGCGTTCAATGTTACCTTGTACATCTGCCCACTCAACATCATCTTGACGGCCATATACAACTGGTATTTTGCCATATGGGTGTACTTTGTTTTTTACAACCTGCCATCCTTCGCTTGTTTCCTTCCAACAGATGATTTTCTTATCAGTATACACCTCAAAGAATGTTTCACTTTCAAGCTTAGCATTCTTTTTCGTGTACTCCCGTGAAAATGCAATCATATTATCCAGGTCATCAAAATATGGATATAGCTTAGTACCCTTCCATGGACTGAATGCGGCTACACGGACCTTTACATCCGTTTCAAAACCATAGTTGTTGTGCTTTTTGCCGTCACTTGTTGGAACGGTGTACCAACATTCAGCTATTTCGGTACAACGGCCCGTATCACGCGCTAGGCGCCTGTTGAATGATGGCTCTTTATTATCTTTGTTGATACGCTTCAATGCGTTCAACAATAATGTTTCTTGAGTTTGGCCTTCTTCAATCTCAGCTGTTAATTCAACGGGATTGCCAAAGGTGAAAGACACACGACTATTTACTATTTTCTTTTGTAATGGCAGGGAAACACGATTGATAGGGATTGTTTTGAATCCTCCTTTGTTATCTGATATTTCCTTATCCTTTCTTATTAAAGGATCATAAATTTTGTGCTTAAGCACATTATACTCGTTTTCGAACTTAGTAATATTTGGCAGGTCGGTGCCGCGTCCCGATTTCAGAGTTTCGATGATAATTTTCACATCATCACCAGCTAACACTTCATCAATGTTGATGGATAAGTCCACTTCTGCTGTTTGCTCCAGTACTTCTTTAGGCATCTTAAAAATAGTTAGCTAGTTCTTCAATAGGAACGCCGGTATTATCCATACCAGGGTAAAATGTATTTGCTAAAGAATCGAATAGATCGGTTGACCTACCCAATCGCTTTTTTATATCTTCTTTTTTTTCGATCAGCACCTTTCCGTCACTACGGAATGACCACTTTATTTCAGTGGCTTCTTCCTTGAATCTGTCACTAGGTGGCAGCATGGCGCCTGTGTTGTTTTTGGGGTCAAGCCAGTCCCGTACAGCCCAAAATAGGTAAGCCCTCATGTTCGCGAACTTGTATTGCTCTGTGATATCGGTTAAATCCTGGTCACTGTCATCATAAGCTCCTTCACTATATTTGCAGCTGTGCACGCGCCCTTCATAACCCAATTCAATCAACCTTGAAAACACACCCGCACCTTCACCGATCGTATCAATTGCACATTGAGAATTTACATTTGTATCAAGTATGTGCTTAATCTTTCCGGCTGTTTCCATATGGTCCGCTACACCTGCTGAATTAGATTCTGCAAACTCTTTTACGTAGTTGTCAAAGCGGAAACAGTTAACTGAGTTATCTCTACCCATACCTGCCACATCCGAACCTAATTTCAATGCAGGTGCTCTCTTAATTTGTAATTGGTGTTCCTCCCATCTTGCTTCAGCTAACTCAATCCACTGCTCAGGTATCAATGCCGCTTCATCTACTTTAGGAAACTTACCCAATACCTTTTTACGAAAAAGGTCTGTAGGCCGGTACCACACACCTTCAAACTCAAAATCATCCTCAGTTTCCTTTATCTCACTTGGCTGGATTACCGTACACCAGTTAGCCAGCTTGTCCTGTATCCATTCATAATCTACCTGACCAGGAATGATCATTTTCTTTGCCAGAACATTTGGCGCGGTCAATGAATTCAAGCGAAACTTTGTAAAACGCTCACCTTTTTGGCTCTTTGCTGCATAGCCTACAGTTGTGTTTGGGTTGAACACCAAAAGCAACCGAGAATTACCCTGTAGGTTACCCTCTATCGCTTCAAACGTATCATCGATAATACCGGTAGCCTCAGTAACGATAAAGCAAGTGTTCACAGCGTGAAAGCCTGACCATGCTTCGTGGTTATGCTCATCGGCTTTAAATCCTGTTAGAAACCATTCTTCGTTATCCGTCCTGATATCGTAGGAATTCAACTTACCAGGTAAAATAATTCCTCTTCGTTTTGCCTTACCATGTAACCGAGATATTTCCGGCATCATGATATTTTTTACCTGGCGATCAGTAGGGGCTGTAAGCGCTACTTTCGTGTTGGCTACCAGCTCCTTTTTTTTATTCCATTTTGGCGTCATATACATGAATGCCATCGCAGCACATGCTGAAACAAAATCCTTTCCTCTTGCAGTTCCAGAAGCTACCGATGTACGCGAATTGAATTGAACAGATGTAATAATCTTTTGCTGTTCAGCATCTAATTTTGATCAAAAGCATCACGGATGAACTTATTCCAGTCCTCGCTCCATGCTTTCATAGTCGCACGGCCTTTTTCAATGAGCTCAAGTTGCTTATCCGTCATTTTCTTCCTCTTCAATCGTATTGTGTTCCATCAGGAAGCCTGTAAAATCCAAAGAGCCTGAATGCTCCACCTTTGTAGTAAACAGCCCGTGAAGCTTTGCCATATCCCTAAGTGCTGCATCAGCTGCATAAAGTTCAACTGCTGGGCCAAACTGACCGTGCTTAATGCTTTTTATCCTGCCTGCATCCTTATCCTTGCTAAGTTTTACTAAATCCAATTCTACCTCTTCTACCAGCTCAGGTTCACCATCCACTATCTTGGTAGCCTTCGGGTTTTTCTCCAGTTCCATCTTGTAACGAAAGATCTGCAAGTCCAAAGCAGCCTGCATCCTCTCATGTGTTTCAAGTTGTTCTTTGGTAAGGTTAGCCCTAGCGGCAAACTCTTCTTCAAACATGTATCTGGCCTCCATTTCGGCAAGTATCTTCTTCAATGTTTTCTTAACTCTCGGCCTCCGCTCAACCATGCGAACTGTGAAATAGTCGTTCAGGCTACTACGTGAAATATCGCTTATGAGCTTGACCGTCTGGTCCGCGTCAATTGTTTTTTCCTTCAACAAATCTTTGATGAAGGCGGCTATTTCAGGTTTCTTCAAGTTCTCAGAGCCGATAGAATAAGAAGTCTTAACGCTGTAACCCGCTCTTATGGCGGCTTGTGTAGCGTTAAGGTCTTTTATATATTCTTCACAAAATCGTTTTTGCTTCGGTAACATCTTGCATCAAGTATATGAAAATAGTGGCATTGTGCCACTATTCCGAATCAGAAATTAGTTTATTTATTGCTTTTGTATCGATACGAATAGCAAAGTGCCTGTTTAGCTTCTTAGAGAAGTAGCGTTTCTTGTTCAGTATAGCCTCTTTGGAAGTGAACTGAGCTATGATGTTACGGTCAATACCGATGTACGATTGTACGGCCTTTGCTGAGCTTAGGTGCTTTGCTTGAGCACTACGTTCGATTAGGTTTTCTATTGTGCAATCGTAGACGATGAAAGGTACCACAGCATGACCTCCACCTTGTTTTGCTTTTTTGCAGAATTGTTTCATATATTGCTATTGTATTCTAAACACAATGATTTGATAATGGGAATTCATGAATATTTAATAGACTTTTTTTCGAATTACAGGGATGATGACGGAAATTATTACGGTGTCAATGTGCCTATTATGACAACTCACTTAATAAATTGTAATTACAATGCTGAAGATGTTCATGGATTTTTTGATTATTTATATAGTGAAGGTCTATTATTAACTCCTGAAAATAACGCCACATTAGTTTCAGCATTTTTTGATTTTAAATAATAGTAAAATTAACTACCCCTTTATATATTCAGCCAGCAATAACCTCAAATCAATAATTACGTTATTATAATTTAATACAGTGTACCTTATAACCTTCCATCCTAACTGCTGAGCTTCATTGTACTTTTCTGTATCGCTGGTGTAGCCTTTGAGAGTAGTATGCCCTGATTTTTCAGAATTCAAGCCTTCATACTCAATTGCTATTTTCAATTCGGGAATTGCAAAATCAAAGCGCCATTTTCTTTTCTTGTGGAACCTATACTCTTCCTCGACCTTGTATTTTAGCAAGCCTTCGAAATGTTGCAATTGTTCTCTAATCCAGGATACCTGCTTAGCTTCCTTTTTCACCTTCGGAACTTTTACTACCGGCCCTGCTTTATTCATAACCTCATAGCTGCGAATAGTTCCAGCTGCAAGGCGTTTTTCTATTTCAGCTATTGTCCAGTTCATAGATAAATTTATCAACCATTTCAATTATCTCTGTAGGAGTATGTCCTATTGAAATTCCAACAACGAACAATCGGATTTTTGTAAGTTTTGCATGGATATCTTTCAAATGTTCAGAGTGAATATTATCCATAACCCTACGCTTATTTCGTATTCGATTTAAAGAGTCTACTTTTAATTCACTAAGTAGGTTTTCTATTTTTTCACAATCCATAGGATATAATTTGATTAGATTATTGTAATAATTTGAAAGAAAAGTTGTGTTTTTTATTTTCCTTCTTGAATAATACCGCGTTCTCTGATATTTTTGTACAAAGCGCTCTCGACCCATCGTTTCCGTATTTGAATGAAATTTGTTGTTCTAGAAAATCTCCTTGCACAACATTCACATACAAACTCTGTACCATCTAGTTTAGCAGTACCCTTACCGTAAATTTTTGAAAGCATGGAATCGACATCACATTCACGTAGTAATTCAAAATTTTCTTTCCATAAATAGGTACTACCAAGCCCACCCACAGCTGCAGAAAATACTGGATATTCTAATACATGATAAACTCCAGCTTTTATTCCGGCATCTTGTTCAGAACTCTTCGAAACAATAAAGTAGGTATCTGTTGGTTTTTCTGGTTTATCATAATAATCCTCACAAATAGGGCAATACTCCCGATAGCATTCACGATAACAATCATCGCAAATTGGTTCACTTAATTTATTAAGTGATGGAGAATCTCTTTCTTCATCATCCAGCTCGTTACCGCATCTTGAGCATACATGTAATTCAATCTTTTCGATTTGTTCCATTTTAGAATTTTTGACTAGTAATTAGTATTCTATTGATTCATCCCAGCAGATGATTTGGCCTTCGAAAATTTGCCCAGCTTTTTGAGGAAACCAATCCCAAAAATCATCAGTGGACAATCCGTCGTTTTCTGCGAGTATAATTACACCAAGTCCATATTTGTTTTTATTGACCAGTCGCTTGTTTATCCAAATGAAATAACCATCAATCTTAATGTCCCATATCTTTTTAATCTCAACATTTTGGGATATTTCCACTTGTTTTGATTGGTAAGGTTTTTCGCTCCAAATTCTAGGGCTAAAAATGTCTCCAACCTTCCACCGATTGCCGCGTCTGATCGTATGGCATTTCTTTGCCCCATCGATAAGCGCAAAATCATTAACGTGTGGCCTTATGGCTTCTGGAATATCATTAAAACGAGATGTGCCAGTATACGGAATCAAAGAATTTAATATTTGCTCTACAAACCAGGTAGGCTCTGCCTTACGAGGGTGTTGAATTGGGAAATGAGTACTGAATGTTATTACTCTAGCCATTATTTAATTTGTCTTTATTGGTTCATATAATGGGCAAGCCGCCATTGTAACTTTAATTTTAAGCTTGCCGTTGAATGTTCTGTTGCTTTTTCTTACACCACAATACTGTATTATGCTTGCGCCACACTCCCAACGTTCGCGATGCTCGCATGTGCGACAAAAGGCTGTTGGTTTGATTTCTTCCACTTCAAATAATTTCGCAGCATCCATGATTAATAGTTTACAAGTTTATTGAGCTTTTTAAGGTCGTGTGATATCTCGTTAATGGATCGGACGTTAATGCCTTTTACAATATCAGCTAGTGCCTTACGAAGTGTTTCATAATCCTCTTCTTTGGATTGCTTCTTAGGTGTAACAGATTTGACTTGGCGCTCCATTATACCTTTGCCTACCTCTATATTTTCCCTAGCAAATTCAGTTAAAAAAACCTTTATACTTCGTGAACTTCTGTAGCTATATTCAGGAAGCAATACGCCCGTTGATGATTGAACAGATTTGCGCAGGCGTTCATAGCTGGCTTCTTTCTTGGTTGGAATGCTCATTAAATTTAGATTTTATGATTAAATAAATTTTATTCTCTTGATTTAAATGTGGAGATATACCTTCCATCACTTTATTCAGAAACAGCTCGTTTTCTTCAACTCTTGTCACTAAAGATTTAGACTCGCTCAGATTTATGTTGACCTCCGTTACATGGCCATTGCTATGATGTATCGATATTTTAGAAAGGGGCTTCGACATCATCATTGGTTTTGGTCGGTTCGCTGAAATGTGTAAATTCTCTATTCCTAAACACCGCGCCTGGATCATCTGGAACTATTGGCGCAAAGGGTGTTGTTTGTTCAAAAAATCTTTGTGTGCTCAAGTCGGTGTCCAATGTTATTTCAGTAAGCTCACCATCCCTATTTTTTGCGATTGTTAGCTCTGCTGTATTGGCCACTGATGGATCTATGTTGCCATCTGTAATCTGGTAATCTGCGCGAGATAAAAACATGACCATGTTTGCGTCCTGCTCAATGGATCCTGATTCTCTTAGATCACTTAACTGTGGTCTTCTGGCTTTTTCGCCGCCTCTTGTTTCAATCGCACGGCTCAATTGAGATAATGCTATGACTGGAATATTTAGGCTTTTGGCAAGAGCTTTGAGCCCTCTACTGATTGATGCTACCTCCTGCTCCCTGTTACCTTTATTTTCGCCTCTCATCAACTGTAGGTAGTCAACTATCAGCAAGCCTATACCATGTTTTGTTTTCATCCTGCGAGCTTTCGCACGTAAATCGAAAAGTGATATAGCTGCTTCATCATCAATGTAAATCTTCTTTTTGCCTAAGGCCGATGAAGCCGCTGCAACTTGTTCCAATTGTACATTTGAAAGATCACCTTTCTTGATAAAATTCAGCGGTACTAAACTTTCCATTGCTAACTGCCTATGGAATATCTGGCTATAGCCCATTTCCAATGTGAAGAAACCAACGCCCTTATTTGAATCTGCAGCTGCTTTTGCTAGGTTCAGTGCGAAGGCTGTTTTACCAAGTCCTGGTCTAGCTGCAAGAATTATAAGGTCTGAATCTTGCCAGCCTCCGGTAATTCTATCAAGTGAAGGAAATCCTGTAGGTATCCCAGTCAATGCTTTCGGGTTGTTTACCTGATTTATAATTTTCTTCATTCCTTCCTCTGCAATGCTGGCAATACTGCGAAAATCAGAACCTACTTTTCCAACAGTCAATTCAAATACAGCATCTTCGGTGTATTGCAGGATATCAAACACATCCTCATTCGCATACGCTGACCTTATCGAGTTGTGGCATGTGGCTATTATCTCCCTTGCTATGTACTTTTCCTGTATCACCCTACAGTAGCTCTCAATATTGGCTGAGCTGTTTACTTTCAAAGTCAACGCTGTGAGGTTGTAACCTGTCCAAATTTCTTTTAACTCATTACTGTCTGCACATTGTGTCGCAACTGATACCAAGTCGACAGGAATGCCCTTAGAATCCATTTCTTGAAACTTATCCCATAGCGCCGCATGATTAGGGTCATAGAAACAATTTTCAGAATGAAGGATGTCGAACACCAGCTCATAGGTCGACTTGCCTTCCATCAGCACCGCACCTAGTACAACCTCCTCTAAATCCTTTGCCTGAGGTGGAACGTTAGCCTCTTGCGTTTGCTGCATTGAGCGCCTGCTGTTGCTGTAGTAGCCTTTGTCGCTTTTGTGCTGGGGTTTCTGTTGCTTGTTCATTGTTCGATTGTTCTGCCTGTTTACGTTTTGGGTCTAATAGCCAATACCTGAAATGCGTTCCGAAATCTTTTACCGTCCTTTTGCCTTTACCGTCGAGCTTGCAATGCTCGATAAATTTCATTGCCAGATGCTTTAGCTCGTTTACAGTTTTTGCTTCTACGTTGTAGTTCATCAACAGTAGTTCAATAGCCTGCTGATAGTTGGCATGTTCGAAATAGATTTTAGCACAATCAAACACCGGAATAACCAACGATAAATCAAGTTCAGAATCATTCAATGGCGGCGGTGGAATTTTCAATTCCTTTTCTTCTATTTCCTTTACTTTACTTTCCTTTACTTTACTTTGTTGCATTGTTTCAGAAGCAATGGCTATTTCTTCGGAAGAAATGATATTAAATTCTGAAACAATAGCCTTTCTGTTACACAATTTGGATATTGATTGGTATCTTTCTTGAATGCCTTTTGACGTAAGTACGCTATCTCTATCGAATATCTTTTTGTCAAACAGGTCAATGTTCATACAGCATTTTATGACTTCCTGTATATAAGCCTCATCATACCCAGTTGCTTCCGAGATTATGAAAGGCAACTCATTATCCCACTTCATGTAATACCCATTTTCGTAGATAGTACAGAGCAGGTAAGCATATACAGTTACAGCCTTACCACTTTGATACTTGATTAGTTTTCTGACTTTGATATCCGTAAAGAAGTTCACGTCCATAGGCCAATAGTCAAGCCCTATTTTTTTTCGCCTCCCTGCCATTTCTTATAATTTATTTTGCTTCGTACAAACACTGTTGTGGATTGCGTGGCTGTAGAATCATATCTAATTCCTTATTCAATACAGCTCGCTTCTTTTTTAATTTTTCTCTTACCAAACCGTTACCTGTTTTATCAACTACAAGTTGCAAGTCGTTCACTTCTTTTGCTAAAAGGAATACTTCGCTATGTGTCATAACTAACTTTCTATTGTGTCAAAAAGGGTAGGAACGTTTATTTTGTACTCGATTGATTTTAGGTAGAATAGCCCATCATCGTAATAATCAGGATTCAGCTCTACGGATATCGCTTTTCTTTCCATTTGAAGAGCTGTATAGGCTGTAGAGAATAAGCCGCCAAATGGATCATCTACAATATCTCCTTCATTGGTAAAGCGGAAAATCAAGCGCTTTATGATATCCAATTGCAATGGGCAAATATGTTTTTCCTTTTTTCTGTTTACCTGATTGGCGTTAAGCGTGTTCATTCGATTGATATCGGTCCATACCATATCACTGTTTGATGTTGGCGGAATGGTCATAAACAACTTTGATAAGCGCCCAACTGCATCGAGATCATTGCACACCCTCAAATGTTCCTGAAAGCTGTAAATGTTTTTGGCATCGTAATCTTTCCACATGTTGTAAACCGCCTTCATATCCAACTTTGTAAGCTCCTCACTTGATAGAAAGCGGTCACCAGAAGACTTCCAATAGGCATGTGCATCCAGCTGCCATAGCGACAAAAGATATTCATCAATCTTTTTTATTACGGGATCATCTGCATAGGCATTATTGCTTTCTGTAGGTCGCTTTCTGAACAATAAAACATACTCCGGTAATCCTACACCCATCTTTGTTGCATCCTTACGTTGTTCACCCCAAGTGAGGCGATATGTTTGATTGTTTTCACGTACAACATCAGTTGTAATAGTTATCTTTCCTACTAGATAAAAGCCATGTTTTTCAAAATGCGCTACCGTCTGTCCAGAGAAATCAGATATTGTTGTAAAGCTGGTGCCGTTTTGGTAAGAGTAGCGAATTCTATCTTTTACATGGATGGCAGCGATACGGCCAGGCTTTAATGTCCTAAGTAAATTGGGCGTTAGGAAATCCATCTGTTTAAAGAATTCCGCATTGCCGTCATTATGCCCAAAATCATTATAATTATCTGAGTATTCGTAATGGTCACCAAAAGGAATTGATGTAAGTATCATTCCAGAATAATTATCAGGTAAGCCGTCATGAACATTAACTGTATCATCGTTCCAAACCGTTGCACCGCCAACTGTTGAAGTTCTTACCTTTTCAAACATCTGCCTTTTCATATCTCCTTTTATTTTTTCACTGTTAAGTCCGTATTCACGAACGATATTTATCATTTCGGTATTCATCTCGATGTGCTGGCGCCACTTACGGTGTATGGTTTGGAGTACTTCCCTTTCATTCTGCGTATGGATGGCCCAAACATTACATTGGTACATTTGACGGAAACGGAATATCCTGTGTATGGCCTGTATGAAATCATTGAATTTGTAATCGATGCCTACAAAAATCATATTGTAGCAAGCATGCTGGAAATTGCAACCTGAGCCGGCTATCTTGGGTTTTGTAATCAGGATTTCATATCTACCTTCTGAGAAGTCTATAAGGTGCTTTTCCTTTTCAGCATTCGATTGTGAGCCGTATACTGATATCGTGTCCATTCCCTTGAACTTCTTTTCTAATGCAGCTCGCTCTGCCTCTAAGTGGTGCCAGAGAATAAACCTTTTGCCAGGATTGGACATTACAATTTCATACGCAGCTTCAACTCTCAAATCAATAGATGATGCTTTTTCGCGACTTACGTCAACCAAACTTTTTGTAGTATCCTTATAAAGAGCTGGCTTGCCGTTCTTATCTATAATCACATCATCGCTGATGTTCATTACTTCAATTTCCGTAAAGTTTAACTTTGGCAAATTGTAACCTTCATCATCAAATCCTAAATCTGATGGTTTGTTTATAAACACCGCCCAGGTAGATACCCATTTCCAGAACTCCTCTTTTTTGTTCTGATAAAGTGAAAGCTGCCCAGCCTTTGTGCTATCACGTTGAAAGAACCTTGTAAGTGCATGGCCACGGTCAATAACACCTAAGAAATCAGCGTAATTCAGTATTTCTATAAAGTCATTGGGTGTAGGTGTAGCAGTTGCTACATATCGGTATTGTACTTTCTTAAAGAACTGAAGAACATAGTTTGTAGTTTCCGTTTTCAGGTTACGAAGTATAGAAGCCTCATCGAAAGAAACGCCACCGAACTTTTCAGGATCGATATCACCCATGCGCACACGTTCATAATTGGTAACATAAATCTTAATTGTGTAATCATTGATAGTGTCGGTGTCGGTGATATATTCAATTTCAAAGCCGGTACCTAAAAGCTCGTTATCCCTACGGAATTCACCAATTACAGCCAATGGCATGCAGATAAGGAAAGGCTTTCCTGTAATAGCTATTACTTGCTTTGCTATCTCCAGCTGCATAATGCTTTTGCCCAATCCAAAGGAGGCGAATATTGCACGTCTGCCACCTTCTATGCACCATGGAACAATTACCTTTTGATGGTCAAGAAGTTTGTCCGTTAAAAGATAATGCTCAATTCTTTTACCATACACCTCAGCACATACTATTTTATCTTCCAGAAAGCTTTTATATTCGGTTATCATTTTCGACGTTTTTTGTTCCCTAGGTCGCAATTGCAACGACAGATTTATGTGATAATCTTCAAAACAGACCGCACCTCTTACGAAGCGCAAAGGCGTTTAACCTTGCTAGGGAATCATTACTAAATATTTACTATTACAAATCCTTCGCAGTGGGCCAATTCACGGCTGAACATCTCTTCAACTCGCTTTGTCATTAATTCATTTAGCTCAGGAGATTCGAACCAGAATGAGGCTGTACCGTCCGACTCTTCGAGGCATATATCCACATTGAAAGTCTCTTTCTGCTCACCTTTAATGATTGGGATATTGAGCTTGAATGTTTCAGGCATGTTGCTCTTTACCTCTTTTTGATAGGCTAAGTTCTTATTGCCCCTCAAATCCGTTTCAAGCGCTGTATTTCCAGATGTCTGAGCCTTAAAGGACTTCAATGCAGACAATAGGTCTGAGTGCTGTTGATAATCGGCAAAGAAGATTCGGTTCATTCGTACCAATTTGAACAACTCGTCACGGCGGTATTTGGTACCATCATTAATGCCGAATTTCCCCAACTCTTCCGAGCGTTGTGCTTTTGCTATCACCTCAGTTGACATACTGTCGTTAGGGTTGGTAATTAACTTAATTGATAGCTCCTCACGATCAGTGAATATGATAGCATCTTTCACCAATGCCAATTGCTGTAAGTTGTCAGTATTGCCATCTTTGCGCCCGTTGAGGTACTGGCCTACCGCGCGGAAGTCACCTCTGATTTGTAGCTTTCTAGGCTCAACTAGTGGCAAGGGCTTAACAGCTTCTCCTGTTCTTATGATAAGCTCATTGCCTTCGAGCTTGACGTCTAATTTGATTTCTTGACTCATAATAGATAATTGTTGATTTTAGGTACTGTGTGAAAAATTATTTTGCTATTGGAAGGGCAAACACATTGGAACCGCCGTTTTTCTCTTCGTTCCGTAGCTTACGATGTGAAATGAATTCGCCTTTCTCGTTGTAGGTTTCCATTACCTCATCTTCATAATTCGCTACCTCATAAAGAACACCGTCACAGCGAACCTGCTTAGTCTTTATTTCATCGAGAACAATGCCGTTTTGCTCTACAAGCGGCTTCATCTTTCCTTTGAAGTGCTCAACTGCTAGTTTCTTTTTGGAATCAAGATCGCTTAGCTTAATACACGTTTCTGTGTGTACCCTTCGCCGTGCTTCTATTTCTTCATCAGATAAGGGCCTGTAATATTCACCCTCGGTAATGTGTTCTGAATTTGATTGTAGGATATCCTGAACCTCTTTCGGGTTCATATCCTTTGTGAATTGTCCAATCATTGTATTTATTATTAAAAATGAAAAATTAAGGTTGCGGAATTCCTGTTATCTCAGTAAAGATTTCCCAGTCGAAATTTGGGAGGGATGTAAAAACAGCTTTCTTTTTGTCTGAAAGATTATGCCAAAGATTTAACCAGGCTTCCTTGATTGGGATCGTTTTTAAATAGCCTTCTGTTGTTTCATATTTAGGGTACAGTTTCTTTTCTTCATCATTCATTAAGCCTTCAGGTACCCATATTGTAGGCTCCAAATTTGACATTATGGAAACAGCTTCGTGATTTTCCCAATCCCTTACTAAAATATTGGTAGGCTTGTTAAATAGGATAAGAGTAGGGTTATTGTCGGTGCAAAATGCGCCGCTATTCCTGTAGCCGCTATTACTGTCGCCGCTATTCCTGTTGCCGCTATTCCAGTTGCCGCTATTCCTGTTGCCGCTATTCCTGTTGCCGCTATTCCCGTTGCCGCTATTACTGTTGCCGCTATTCCTGTTGCCGCTATTTCTGTTGCCGCTATTCTTTTTGC